AGGGATAATAGGCGGAAAAACGGAAGAAGATCTATATGCAAGGTCTGTTCATATTTAAAACGTCGCCAATACATCGAGAGAAATAGAATTGAAGTAGCTGCCCAAACTAAAGAATACAGAGATAAGCACAAAGATTGGATGGCAGAGTATCAGAAAAAATATAGAAAAGAGAATATAGGTAAGGTTGCCCTTAGAGAGAAAAGATACTACGCAAAAAACCGGGATAAAATCTCAAAAAGGGCAAAGAAGTATAGAGATGATAACAAGGAGTTCTTAGCTAGTGTAAACGCGAGATATGCGAGAAGCCTTGCGATGAATAAAAGCTGGATAAAAAAACTACCAATTGGAGAGCTGTGGTTTGATAACACTTCTGGGACACTTTGTGCTAAATGCACACTCGGTGAGTGCCGGCAAGTGTTTAGCCCGACAAGCTCTCAGGTTTTGCACAGGATTGCCGCGTTTAACAGTAAAGATGTTAGAAGCATGAGAGAGAGCCATTTATATTGTAGTGAAAACTGTAAAGCTAAGTGTGCGACGTTTAATAATAAAGGGGCGATATTGAATGGTGCAGACCAAAGAGTGGAGATGCAAAAACCGTGGCGAATAGCCGTGCTTCAGAGAGACGGCAACGCTTGCGTGAGGTGTGGAAGTGTTAGCAATCTGTGCGCTCATCATATTGATCCGATGGCGGTTGACTACGATTCTTGGGAAATAGACAATGGTATGACACTTTGTCAAAATTGTCACACGGTTGTACATAAAAACCAAGGTTGTTCTTCGGCTGCAATAAAAGCGTGTCTATAAATACATCTAAAGTTATTAAGTGCCACTATGAAATTTAAAAGTTTGCCAGCATTAGAGCTGAAAATAGAGGAGTGGGAAGTCGACAGAGAGTCGAAACCGCTGACCGTTACGTCTCTTGCTTATGCCTTAGGTATGACTAGGGAGACCCTGCTGAACTTTGAAGAGGGTGAAACAGAGTATTACTTAAAATTCTCGCCTGTTATTAAACGCGCTAAGCTTAAATGTCATATGTACGCTGAAGATCAACTGTATATTGGCAAGACTGAAGGCGCTAAGTTTAATCTAAAAAACAATTGGAAATGGAAAGATAAAACTGAGGTTGCTAATACTGACGAACGTAGCGAAGCTGAACTTGATGCACGTATAGAAGCATTAGAGGAAAAGATGCGTGGGTAAACTCACTTCAGAAGAGAAAGCAGAATACATATCACTAATGGAAGAGAAACTCCTACGCGCTGAACAAGATCAACTTGGCAGCATCTATCCCTCGACAGGGGAACTATCTCGTTACAATTACCCGAAACATTTAGCGTTCTTTAAACTTGGCAAGAAATACAGAGAGAGAGCGTGTGTCGCCGCCAACAGAGTGGGGAAAACATGGGGGATTGGTGGTTACGAAACAACTCTGCACCTTACCGGATTGTATCCTGACTGGTGGGAAGGCCGACGGTTTGAAGATCCTGTGAAATGGTGGGCCGCTGGAGCAACAAGTGAGACGACCAGGGATATTGTTCAGGCAACACTAGCTGGGCCTAAAAACAGGCTCGGATTTGGTTTAATTCCGAAAGATTGTTTAGGTAAGCCAACATGGAAACAGGGTGTGCAGGGACTTATTGACACTATCCCTATTAAACATGTGTCTGGTGGCAAATCTCAACTCAGTTTTAAGTCGTATAATCAAGGGATTGATAGTTTTATGGGCACTGCTCAACATGGAGTCTGGGCTGATGAAGAGCCTCCTCTTGACATTTTTAATGAATGTTTAATCCGCACAGCAACGACGAAGGGTATTTTAATAGCTACATTTACTCCGCTCAAAGGCATGAGTGATGTAGTGTTGTCCTTTTTGCAAAAAACCTAACAAATTGCGCAAAGTGTGAAACCTATGTATAGTGCTGGAAGAATGCCCAATGCCCATAGGCTGGGTACAAACTTAGATGGAGCATGCTTTGGCAGACAGTAATCCGATTTTATCGGGAGTAAACAAGTCCGGGTTTATAGAGATCTCATCGTCTAAATGTACTCTTATGCTAGGTTGGGACGATGCGCCTCATCTCGACCCTAAAGATATGGCTGAACTTCTTCGGTCAACCCCACCTCATCTCAGAGAAGCACGGTCAAAAGGCATACCAAGCCTTGGTTCAGGGGCAATCTACCCAGTCCCGGAAGAAGATATCATTTGCTCTCCGTTCCGAATCCCGACATGGTGGCCCAGGTGCTTTGCTCTTGATGTCGGCTGGAACCGTACCGCTGCAATATGGGGCGCTCATGACAGGGAAAACGATTGTGTTTACTTATATTCAGAATACTATAGAGGCCAGGCTGAACCGACGATACATGCTTCAGCAATTAAAGCGCGTGGTGATTGGATACCAGGGGTTATTGACCCTGCATCCCGTGGACGAAATCAAAAAGATGGATCTAAATTATTTGAGATGTATGAAGGACTCGGACTTAAAATTGAGCCAGCAAACAACGCAGTCGAGGCCGGGATTCAAATGGTCTGGGAAAGGCTATCACTTGGTCAGCTGAAAATATTCGAGACGTTGCAACACACACGGTCGGAGTTGCGGTTGTATCGTCGTGATGATAAGGGTAAGATAGTCAAAGAAAATGATCACCTCATGGATTGTAGCCGATACCTTTGTATGTCGGGACTTGAGGAAGCAATAACGAAACCTGTAAAGCGGGTTGTAACCGGCAATAGAGTGCCGGTGTATGACTCTACAGTGGGATATTGATATGAATAACGCAGAGCCGCAGATAATTAACGAAGAGTTGCCAGTCGCGCCACAAATGACAGAGGAAGAATTATACGCTGAGGAGTGTCGGTGTAAAGACATGCTTGCGTCCCTTGGTATCAAATTATCAAATCTTGCCAGTGAACAAGAGCTGAAGCGGAACGATATTGAAGATCGGATGCTTGAGGATTACACAAACTATCAAGGCGAATACGCTCAGCCTCCGAGTGGTAATGGTAGCAAATTATTTGTAAATCTAACCAGGAACAAATCAACAGCCGGTGAAGCACGCTTTTCTGATATGGTTTTTCCCACGGACGATATGAATTGGGGTATTAAAGAAACCCCTGTCCCGATCCTGACCCGTGATCTTGAAGAGCCGAAACCTGTTGTTGATAAATCCGGTCAGCCGATGAATAAGTCGGATGGCGAACAGATTACCACTGGTGATATTGCAAAGAAGATCGTTAAAAAAGCCTCACAAGCTGCCGCTCTAATGCAGACTGAGATATCAGACCAGCTTACAGAGGCAGAATATAACTCCGTAGCGCGTGATACGATACACGATGCTGTTACGCTCGGCACTGGCATTATCAAAGGGCCAATCCTCACAGGTACAGTTAAACAGGCATGGTTAAAAGACCCTGCCACCGGTGAATTCGCTCTCGTCGTTAAGGAGGAAATATTACCCACGACTGAACGTGTTGACCCTTGGAATTTTTTCCCTGACATGTCAGCTCGGAATATGAAGGAAGCAGAGTTTGTATTTGAGCGTCAATATCTAACAAAGAAAGATCTCAGAAAGATCGCAATGCTACCTGACGTGCTGCTTGATAATCTTAAACTGATCATGGGAACGAAGCCAGGCGAAGGCCCGGAAGATGAATATCTGAACGACCTTAGGAATGTGACAAACGCTGACACTGCTGCCGGGAAAAATCGTTACAAGATGTGGATCTATAGCGGCCCGGTGTCTAAAGCAGATCTCACGGTCGCCGGAGCCCCTGAAGCTGAAACGCTCGAAACGGATGAAGTCACTGCGGTAGTGTGGCTTATCGGCACAACTATTATTAAAGCGTTCATTAACCCTCTCGATACCGAAGATTTACCGTACTCGGTTTTCAATTGGGAAAAGGACGACGCTTGTATATTCGGTTTTGGGATTCCTTACTTGATGCGTGGCCCGCAGAAGATTATTAACGGTGCCTGGCGGATGATGATGGATAATTCTGGACTATCTACCGGTCCACAGATTGTCGTTGATCGGGATCTTATCGAACCAGCCGACGGTGACTGGTCATTGTCAGCCCGAAAAACATGGTGGAAGAAGCGTAAGGCTGCTCCAATCAATAACGCATTTGCCACTTTTGATATCAATTCTCATCAAGCTGAGCTCGCGGCAATTTATCAAATGGCTAGACAGCTAGCCGACGAAGAGACAAGTTTACCGCTAATTGCACAGGGTGAAACTGCCGGTCACATTACAGACACCGCTGCCGGGATGCGGATGTTGATGAATTCCGCTAATATTGTTTTGCGCAAAGCTGTCAAGAATTGGGACGATGATATAACTGTCCCGTTGATTAAACGCTTTTATGACTGGAACATGCAATACAATGAGAAGCAGGATATCAAGGGTGATTTTACAATCAATGCTCGTGGGTCGTCTCACCTTCTCGTTAAGGAAACCCAGGCAAATAACGCCGTTCATCTTCTCAATCTTGCCATAAGTCCACCTCTCGCGCCAATTACGAAAATCGAAGATGCTTATCGTAAAGTTGTAACATCTATGCAACATGACCCGGACGATTGGATTAAATCGAAAGATGAACTGGAACAGAATAAGAACAAAGAGCCTTCCATAGAAATGCAGGTTGCTGCCAAGGAATTTGAACTCAAACAGAACGATCAGAAGATTCGAGCGCAAGAGGCGTCGGCAAAGCAACAGCACGACGCTGCGAAGCTTAAGCAAGACGGGGAGTTAAAAGTCCTTGAAATTCAAAGTGACCGTGAACTTGCTATGGCAAAGCTAACTGCTGACGAGCGCAAAACAGCACAATCTGGGCAATTCAAGACCAATATTGATATGGTTCGTGAGCAGAACAAGACTCGTGAGCTTGACCTTAAGGAACAGGCAAATCGAATCTCTGAAATTGTTAGCCTTAAGGATATTGAGCAGCGTGACCGTGAATTGTTATATAAAGCTAGAACAGGGAAACCCGGACAATGATAAATAGGAACTCACGGACATGGATTAATTTTAAAAAATGGTTAATCGCTGAACGGGCAAAGGTTGTCGAGGATTTAGTGAGTCGAAACGATGACAGGTACCGTGGTCGAATTGAACTGATTGACGATATTATAGCATTACCAGATAGTCCAAAACATCCAGATAAGCAGGATACAAACAATTATTAGCCGCTAGAGGTAGCCGCATATGACAGAAGACGAGATTGTAGAAGACGAGAAAGAGTTTTTGGAAGCATTTGACAACACTGAAGAAAGTGAGTATTCTGCTGATAGTCCTCCTCCTACCGAACCCTTAGATAAAGAGGAAACATCCTCAGGTGAAGAACCTGAGGAACTCGATGCTTGGGAAGGCGCTAGTGATAACGCGAAGTCTGAACATCAAGCAGCTTTGGACAGTGCGAAAGATTGGGAGCACAAGTATAAATCAGATCAGGGACGGTTCCTTGCTGCACAGCGCGCAATCAAAGACCCTGCGACTGTTGCGAAAACACACATAACTGAAAAGGCAGCAGAATCAATAAAAGACCCTGAAAAATGGGATAGTTTTAAGGAAGAATATGGAGACATTGCCGAGGCGCTTGACGACAAGTTAGAGTTTGAAAGAGCGCGTATCCGCGAAGATGTCTTACAAGAAGTAAACGCACCATTACAAGAACTCAGACAGAAGGAAGACCACAGGGAAATCACTTCTCAATACGCCGCACTTGACGCCGCGCATGATGATTGGACAGCCGTAGTCGCTTCAAATGAGTATAAAGACTGGATGCAAAACCAACCGCAAACGATTCAGAAAATGATGAGGAGTCAAGACGCCGCCGATGCCGTGTACTTACTCGACTCATTCAAATCTAGATCTCCAGCCGTTGTTGAAACTGAACAGGCTACAGTAGCCGAAGATAAACGAACTCAGCGAAAACAGCGTCTAAGATCATCCCAAGGGTTGCCCGGTCAAGGGCAGAAACAAACAACCTTACCCAAAGACGACTTCGATGCCGTATTCGCTTCCATTACTACATAATGAGGCAACACGATGTCAAATACAGAATATGGTGATATTACACCACGGACTGCAGCTCACGCTTCCAAGGATCTCCTTGAACGTGGAATCCCTTATCTTGTCTTCGAGAAGTTTGGTCAAACCAAGCCACTCGCCAAGAAAAACTCCAAGGTCGAGAAATTTCGTCGTTACGAATCCCTTGACGCAACACCTGCCGCTCTTACCGAGGGTGTCACCCCTGCTGCAAAGCAGCTTTCCGTTACAGATGTGACTTGTACACTGGTACAATATGGCGATCTTGTAACTATTACTGATGTCATTATTGATACCCACGAAGATCCAGTCCTTAACGAGGCCACTGATGTACTCGGTGAGCAAGCCGCTCAGTTAATTGAAACAACCCGTTTTAATATTCTGAAGGCCGGTACAAACGTCCAGTATGCAAACGGTTCAGCCCGTACAGATGTTAACACTGTTCTTACCCTGGCAATACAGCGCAAGTGTACTCGTACTCTTAAGCGCAATAACGCCAAGCGTATCACTAAAATTGTGAAGTCTACTCCTTCCTACGGTACTGCTTCAGTTGCCCCTGCCTTTGTTGGTGTTGTGCATCCTGACTGTGAAAACGATATCCGTGACATGACTGGTTTCGTTGCCGCTGAGAATTACGGCTCCATGACCCCTTGGGAAAATGAGATCGGTAAGGTTGAAGATTGTCGTTATGTGACTTCTACTATTATCGAGTCTTGGGCCGACGGGGGCGCTGCTGGTGCCACCATGATCGGAACCACAGACCCTGCTGCAGCAGTTGACGTTTACCCTGTTCTTTATATTGCCCGCGATGCTTACGGTATTGTCCCACTTAAGGGCGCGAATGCTCTTACCCCAATGGTATCCAATCCAAAGCCATCCGACAGCGACCCACTGGCCCAACGTGGTCATGTTGCCTGGAAGTCTATGCAAGGTTGTGTAATCCTGAATGATGACTGGATGATTCGTGCAGAGGTTTCTGTCCTCGCATAATTAATTCGGGCCGTATCAATATTAACCGATACGGCCCACAGTTTTAACTTTATTTTAAATGGTGATAGAAATGCCTAATATTGATGATAACTCTGACCACGCAACTCAGATACTGGTTCTCAATGCCCTTCTTGCTGATATTACAGCAATTCGTACTGCCCTTGTGGGAATTACTGCAAAACTTGATGCGGACGCTGGTATTACAGATACCAACTACGCTGCCACTTGGGATCCTGCTGCGTTAACAACCACGTCGTAATTATAAGGGGCGTGTAAAAAACACCCTATTTTTTAAATTAACAGAGGAAATATAATGCCTATTGATCCACAGACCGCTTCCATTGAAGATGTATTTGCTGAAGCCGTTGAAGTATTGGGACTTGATGTAACAGATTTGGACGAACAAGAAGTACGCGACATGGTATCAGAAACCATGGGCTCCGAACCCCAGACTGAAGACCAGTTACTCCGTGCTGAAGCAAAAGCAATGGGTGTGAAAAGCTGGCATAATCTTGGCCTTGATAAACTCAAGAAAGCCATGGATGAAAAGAAGTCAGGTGGTTCAAAGAAGAAAAAAGTTAAAGTAATCTTTCATAACCAGGATGGTTCCGATGGGACCGCCAGTATTAAGATTACCGTAAACGGATATCGTTATCGTATCCATCGTGAAAAAGAAGTAGAACTTCCAATAGAAGCGATGGATGTTATTGATAACGCTGTCATCACTGAATTTTATCGTGATGAGATTGATGGTTCTGTAAAAGAGCGCTCTCGAAGACGATTTAGTTATACAAAAACCGGATAATAGCATGACGTTTCTTGAACTATGTAAAAAACTGAGGTCTGAAGCTGGCAAATCTGGCGTTGGGCCAGTGACGGTTACGGATAGAACAGGAATCGAAAAGAAGATTGTCGAGTGGACAAACGACGCCTGGATATATATTCAAAACTATCGCTCAGATTGGTTATGGATGTATGTCACGTCTGAATTTAATACAATCGCTGGTATCGTTGATTACACTCCTGCTTCTGCTGGTGTGACAAGTCCCGGTGTTTGGGACACTAGTAAGTTTAAATTCTACAAAACTGCCGATGGTAAAGCCACTGAGCAGTTTTGTAGTTTTATTTCATACGACACATGGAATTCTGTTTATAATGTTGGTGTGGCTGCTGAAGGATCTCCATATCTATTTACAATCTCTCCAAGCAACAATATCATATTCGTTAATACAATTGACGATATCTACACTGTAACTACTCCATATCAGTCTGGTGCCGTATCTCTTGAGAACGACGCAGACATTCCCGAAATGCCAGAACGATTCCACATGGCAATAGTTCACTTTGCATTAATGCTCCTTGCCCCAGATCAAAACGCTCTTGAGTTGTACCAAACTGGCGAAATTCGATTCAACGATGTAATGACCAGATTACAGCTTGACCAGCTACCTCCACTTACTTACGGGGAGCCACTCGCATGAATTGGGGACGAAACACAGTATCATACTACTCCCTTGTAGGTGGATTAGATCAAGTCACACCTCCTCTTTCGATTGATGAGGGTCGTGTCCTCGATTCAATTAATTACGAACAATATACTGAGGGTGGCTACAAGCGTGTGGACGGCTATGAGCGGTTCGACGGTTTACCGGCTCCCAGCGAGGCTGAATATTATATCCTTGATTTTGAAACAGGAATTAATGAACCTGTCCTTGAGACGTTGGTTTCTGGCATAACCAGCACTGCCTCAGGTATTGTGATTGCAATTGTTGTGGAGAGTGGATCGTTCACAGGGAACGATGCAGTCGGATATTTCGTATTGACGAATATTACCGGAGAATTTCAAGACTCTGAAGCATTGGAGAATGCTGCTCATACTGTATTGGCTGCTTCGGCAAGTACTGCTGATATTGGAACAGCTGACACTGACGAACTTGACTCTTCCTATTCTATCCTTGCTATTGAATACGCAAGAGACCAGATACAAGTTGTTCCAGGTGAGGGGCAGATCCTTGGTGGGAATACCTACAAGGGGACAAAATATGTGTTCCGCAACAATGTAGGCTCCACAGAAGCAAAAATGTTTAAATCGTCTTCATCTGGTTGGATAGAATGCGACTTAGGGGAACAGATTGATTTTGAAGATGGAACATCTGAGTTTATTGTAGGTGAGACGTTGGCCGGAGCAACAGGACTGGCAACAATTGAAAAAGTGATTCGTATCACAGGTGAATGGGGTGCTGGTGATGCTGAAGGATATTTAATTCTTTCCAGCGCGTCTGGTGGCTTCACTGCCAGCGAGACAATCACATCTGCGTCTGGGTCGGCCACATCGGCGACCGTAGATTCCAACATCACACTGGGCCCTTCAGGATCGTTTGTAAGCGTTGTTTATAATTTTGGGGGCCATGAGTCAACAGAACGGCTTTACGGCTGCGACGGGGTGAATCGTGCGTGGGAATGGGACGGGGCAGTACTTGTTCCGCTTCGCACAGGGATGGCTGACGACACACCTACCATTGTTAAACCACATAAGAGCCATTTATTTCTTAGTTTTTCTGGAGGATCTTTACAGCATTCATCTATTAATGATCCGTATACATGGAGTGCCATAACAGGGGCCGCAGAAATAGCCCTTGGTGAAGAGACTACCGGGTTGCAATCGCATATGAATGTTTTGGTGATCCAGACTAGGAACAGAACAGCGCTACTTCAAGGAACATCCTCTGCAGATTGGTCGCTTGATTTATATTCTTCTTCGGTTGGGTGTTTCTCTAGTACGTCACAAATGATCGGCGAACCTACTTTCATGGACGACCGTGGTGTTATGACACTATCTGCGGTACAGAGTTACGGCGATTTTATCACCAACACGATTAGCTATAAGCAACAGAAATTAATCGACCAAAAGAAATTGCTATCAATATCATCTACGTTCAGTAAATCAAAGAATCAATATAGAATATTCTTCTCAGATAACACGGCACTATATATGACCATGAAAGGCGGTAAGCTGCTTGGTGCAATGCCTGTTGATCTTGGTATTCCTGCAAGATGTGCGTGGTCTGCCGAAGATGAGACAGGCAAAGAGGAATTGTTTCTCGGTTCCGATGACGGATATTTATATCAGTTGGATTCCGGTACAAGTTTTGACGGCGAAGAGGTCGAAGCGTTTCTAAGGCTTCCGTTCAACAACCTAAAGTCTCCACGCAATTATAAACGATTTAGGAAAATCATTCTTGAACTGAACACTGAAGCGTCACCAACTACTGAAATTAAATTCATCCCGGATTTCTCATACTCTAACCCTGATCTACCAAGCGCACTTACTAACCGCTTTACGGTTGCTGGTGGTGGCGGTTATTGGGATTCTGACACATGGGAACAGTTTTACTGGGATGCCCAGGTCGTTGGAGAAGCCGAAGCAGACATTGATGGCGACGGGATAAACATGAGCCTGATCATATCAACAAATTTGACATATGAACAGCCACATATCATCCATGGCGTTCTGCTACATTATACAACTAGGGGTCTTAAGCGATGAGTAACAGTTACTATACAGTTCTTCCAGATATTGAACCTCGAACAAAAGCGAAATCATCCTCAATAAACGATAGGGTTGATTTAATTGATTCAGGGTTTGCAAAACTGCCGACAGAAGACGAATTCAAGCATGGTCTTGTTAACGTCGCTGTTGATTCAGGTGTGGCAAATACATACCATTTAACCAGAACATACCCTATTACCGAATACCTTGATGGATATGAAGTTATATTCAAGGCGTTATTCCCGAATACGGGTGCAAGTTCTGTTAATATTGATACGGTTGGCTTCAAAACAATAGTTCGTCCAGACGGCACACCATTAGTCGGTGAAGACATAACAGACCTTGTAACTATGAGATATAGCACGGATATTATATCTGGCGGAGCATGGGTGATTATGAACAGTCTACCTGCTGTTGTGTCTCAGACTGCAGTAATAGCTGCCCAAGTCGCTGCTGATGCTGCCCAAGTTGACGCTGATAAGATCCAGGTCGCTGCTGACGCTGCCCAGGCCGCTGCCGATGTAATTCAAACAGCCTCTGACGTGGTACAGACAGGTTCCGATGTGGTTCAGACCGGAGCTGACGTAGATCAAACTGCTCTTGATGTAATTCAGACAGCAGCGGATGTAGTGCAGACAGGTTCTGATGTGATATCTGCTGCAGCATCCGCGTCTGCATCCGCAGATAGTGCAACAGCAGCAGGAATCTCCGAATACAACGCAAATGCTTCTGCTAATTTTAAAGGGAGTTGGTCAGATCTTACCGGCTCGATAAGTGTTCCAGCATCTGTTTATCATAACTTCGAATATTGGGTGCTAGCGAGTGACCTTGCTGATGTAACCACCAAAGAACCAGGGATTGATTCCGAATGGATTTCTTTAGCTGCTGTTTACGGTGGAGCAGATACCACATCGAGCGCAACAGATATTACTCTTATCGCTGGAGATGACCGGGTACAATCTGTGTCTATGACAGTATCTGGGAAGAGTATTTATTTACCAGACGCCATTACCATTTCTGAGGGTGGGTCACTGTTCGTGATTGAGAATATTGGGGCTAATTCTTTTGCTGTTACAGACGACGGTGGCAATATCGTCGTCGTTCTACCACAAAGTGCTATGATAGCTTTGTATTGCACTGACAATACTACAGCAGATGGGAAATGGACTATAGGAAACCTTAGTCCGGCAGGAACCTCTTTAGAATACGTTATCCAGGGTGCATCGTATATCGTGAATACTGAGTCGACTAATAAAAACGATGTGGCGATACTCAGTAGTGGCCAAGCAATACAGGCATATATTACAACGCAATTAAAAACTGTTGTATTAGATGTTGTGGGGAATGTTATAACTCCTGGTGTTGTATATTTAGCAGCCAGCACGGCTGCTACTGACGGAGGTTGTTCTATCGTCAAGCTGACGGACACAAAGGCAATATGTGTTTATACTGGTGTGTCTTCATATGCTGAAGCCGTTGTGTTGGAAATATCAGGGAGTACAGTCACTGGTGGATCTCTATTTCCGATAAACTCCTCAATTTCAAAACATATGTCAGTTGTAAGACTGTCCGATACTAAAGCAATATGTTCATACTATGGTAGCACAGGTGATTTAGAATCAATTATTCTTAATATATCTGGAACGAATATAGCATTTGGTTCCCCATTGACAGTCGATTCGTCAACGGCGACATATATAGGTATGGATTATTTAACAAGCTCAAAGGTCGTGTGTACCTATAGAGAC